GTATAGAATGGAGGCAATGATGTCCTTGAAAGGGATATCCTCCGGGTCTAGGCACTCTAGTATCACCTCTAGAATGGCCTTCGACAGACGGATGTCCAAACCGTCCGTCGCAGCAGAGTAGTCCCCTGAGACGAAGGGGTCCTCTCGGCCTCCGCGAGCAAGGTGGCGCATCACGAGATCATGGATCAGATCCTCGGATATCGGCTCACCAATGAGCTGGAAGACTGGAGAGGATCGAAGCCATTTCCAAAGAGCCCTTTGAAGGGGACGGGAAATATGGCTTCGAACGGCGTTCATGGCGGTAATCAACCGAACCTTGAGAGGTTCGAGGACCTCGGCCACACGAGCGACTGGGAGAAAGAGAGCATCAGGTTCGTGCTCTGCAAGCTTCTCTATCGCATCCTGTGCCCGAGGGTGAAGATGTGAACGCGACTTTGCTGGAGTGTATTCTACAGCGAGGAACCGCCATTCCTCGGGGGAGAGAGGGGGGAGCCCCCGTTCCTCAATGACCTGGGTAGCATCCGGATTGAACATTCTGACGAGAGGGTCGTCGTCGAAAGAAAAGTTCTCCGAGAAGTACGGGTACCCGCGGTATTCGGCCGTCAACATCCGAATGAATGCTCGAGCGCCGCCGTGTTGGCGGGACATCTCGACACTCGCCTTCAGAGAGCCCTCTAAAGATGGGAGGGATCGGAAGATCTTCGGACATCGGAAGCCGGAAAAGAAGGAGCGCGCGAAGAGTCGCGCGGCTTCAAGATCCGGGTCAGAGGTTGGGGGGGTGGAAAGTTGCGCAGCGTGCTTCAACATACTCTTCTTGACGAATTTCTGTGGCACCTGCGCAAACCCTCGCTTGGACTGGGCCAGGCCAAATACGGCGCGATAGTAGACGAAGGAGTCGTCCCGATCGGCGGGGTAAGTAGCCAGACGGTTGAAGTAACGGCCAGTCTCTCCGGAGAAGAGAGAGGACATAGGACTTCGGGTCCAGGTCGAGGGGACTGGTGGCAGAGGGTTCCTCAGGAACCGAGCCAAGGGCCAGTCTTTCCAGAACTTCGCATTGGGGACGAAGGCATCTTCACTCCATCGGGACATCTCCTTGAGCACGGTAGTTGAGTCCGTGTAAGGTTGGTTACCGATGAAATCAGCATCGCGGGCGCAGGAGCCGCACGAATCGATGAGGACGAGCAAGACCGCGCGTAAGCCATTGAAAGCTTGAACGAGGCGGTAGTCGACCGAGTAAGAGACCTGGTCCCCGCGAGGTTGGGGGAGAGGGGAGCCACTTGCGGTGACAGGAGGTGGGGGGACTAACGACGTAGTCCCGTCCGGATAATGGTAGAGACCATTACGATCCGGTTTCTCCAGAGGGGGGAACAACGGGTCCGACAGGACAGTGGTTAATTGAACTAATTCGATCTCGTGAGAGATCTTGGGTTCAGCTAAATAAAGCCACTGGACTGGTCCATCGTGCTGGTGCTCCAAAGGGGGACGCACCGCATGAAGGCGGACTAGAACATCATCGATGAGGTTGAGTAGTTTATAATTATTCATTCTCGTTGTTTTAGGGGTATGGTTATCGCGCAAGTGGTAGCT